GAAGGTCTGTGTTGAAGGATCGTATGAGAGAGTTCCCGCCGTTTGGTTCTCAAAGCCGTATATGTGTTGGCTTCTGACGAGCGTTTCGACGCTATCGTTATATCCTTGCTGATTGAGTGCCTCGGTGATGTTTGAAGCGTTGGTAGTAAGGTCGGTCGCATTTGTCGCACCGCCGCCTATCGCCGCTATACTTTTCCACGAACCGTCATCGGCAAGGACCTTACCCGCAATCGCGGTCGGAGCGGGAACGGTTCCCGAAAGAGTTTCGGTGAATGTGTCCGTCCTCGCTATTTTGAGAGCTACGCTTCCGGTCGTTGCCTTATCCGCAAGAAGTGCATCGGCCTCGCCTTTCGTATAAACATCGGACGAGTTAGCTTTGAGTGCGACAGCCGCCGTAGTTGCGTAGTCGAGAAGTTTTGTATCAACCTGCAAGGCCGTGTAATATCCGGTTATCACGGAGGCATCGAGTTTGGTCAATAATAATAAATCAACCTGCCCCGTTGTATAAACATCGGACGAGTTAGCCTTCGCCGACAAGAACATATCAACCGTTACTGCCGTGTAATAGTTGCTTATGTCGCTTGCGTTTAGTTTGGCGTTGAGTAAAGTATCGACCTCGCTCGTGGTGTAGGAGTCGGCGACGAGGCGGTAGGCGGTCAAATTGGCAGAAGTAAGGAAACCCTGTGCCGCGATGTATATATCCGTCAGCGCCGTGGTCCTGTAATTAGTATGAAGGTCTTGGTTTATAGAATACTCCGACAACTGCGCGAACGCCATAATCGGGAACAAAAGAATAATCGCTAAAATTAAAAATAATCTTTTCACTTGCCGGCCTCCTATAATTTAGTTACAAAATATGAAAATTGCCCTGTTGCCGTTCCCGCGTTCCAAACTCTGAAGGTTGCCGCATCAATAACTTTCCATCCTATTTGTCCGAGCGTTCCGGTAGGCGTTCCTGTGTCCATCGGAGTTATCTGAACGACATAACTTGTGGTTCCCTGGTCGGGAATGGTTACATCGGTGTAGGTCGTATATCCTGGAAAATTTGCTATGCCGGCGGCGATTGTTGTTATCGCGGACCCGTTCACTTTCACGCCCGTAACCTCGTCAACCTCAAACAACTTCGTTACGCCATCGTCTTGATAAACCGTGAAGTTACTCGGAGTTAGCGTAAACAGTTTAAGTCCGGTTGATTTCATTATAAATTCAAGCGCGGTTCCGAGGACGAAAAACCTTTCAATGTCCGGTTGAGCCATATTCATCGGCTCGCTCAATCTTTTATATAATTTCGCTATTGTCGTCGTCATTACATACTCCCGTCTGCAACGCCCTGTGTGTCGGGGTTGTCAAATGCTTTATATCTTCTGTAAGCCTCCGCGCTGTTGAGGAACATCGCCTTTACCTTGCCGAGTTGGTCGAGCATATTCACACGCTCTGCCGCCATATATCCGTGCATTATAAGCTGACGGTTGATAAGATAATCGCGGAAGTCGTCGTAACATCTGTCCGGTATTAAAAGATCCTCGGTCAATTCGGTAACCGTGGCTATCTGTTTCTGATAATAAATCTGGAATGACGCGCCCGTTACATCGGCGGTCGGGAATACTTTAAGTTTGGTCGGTTCGGTAAAATCGTCATAGAACGAAGGAACTATGCCGTCATTTCCGATTGTTTCGGCGACGTTCTTATCGTCGGGGAATATTTTTTTCATTGAATATATATCCGTGTTAATTATGTAATCGACCGAAAATATTTTGAGCGTTAGCGGGTCGAGCGTATATTCCTGTTGTTCGGCTATCGATGGGGTATAAACATAAATCCGGTTTATTTCGGCGCGTTCGACATAGACTTTATGAGCTATGTCTATTTCCTTTATGAGCGTTCCGTCTAGCATTGAAAACTGTTTCCCTTCCGACATTTTGTTGAACTCGTAAACGCCCTTTAAGCATTCCTTGATGTCATCGACTACATATCCGACATTCATTTTTATACCTCACAAATTAGGGAACGGCCCGAAAGCCGCTCCCCATATTTTCCGTGGTTTTGGTCTATTTGTCCATTACTTTGCAACTGAACGAGATGTGGATTTTGCCTGTTGAAACGCTGACCGAGGGTTTGATTGTGATAAACACATCTCCGGCGCTGTTGTCAACGAGAGTTTCCGCACCAGAAGAAGCGGTTACGCCTGTTGCGTTGATGTCGAGTGCCGAGTGCCACAGGGTCAACGAACCGGTTATGCCGATGTTAGCGGTGCAGGCAGTACCGACTGCTGTTCTTACGTCGGTTGCAAAAGCGGAAAGTTTGAACTTGCCTATCGGAAGCGCAATTTTGCCGCCGTCCGTGTAGGTCGTTATGTTGATTGTAGTGTCTCTACCGGCTGAACTCGATGTCGCCGAAAAGTCAACAACATTCTGAACGAAATTGACTACATCCGCTCTGGGATTAAACTGATCTCTGGTAATATCTTTGTAACTCATTTATATCACTCCTTATTTAGATGTTTTTGAAACTCTCACGCGAGAGGGCTGCATTGCCATATTGTAATAGGTTCCGGTTACGCCTGACCCGCCGATTGTGGTTGTTCCAGGGACGTATGTGTGCGTACTATCCGTAACCATTTTCATATAACCTATTAACACGTTCCCCGCTGGTATTTCTATGCTTTTTATCGCCGTCAACCCTGCCGCGCCCTGCGTTACTTCGGTTGTTGAGTTTGTGGTATCATAAGAGAAAGCATAGAGGCGTGTCGTAGAAACGGCCTGTGTATCGCCTGTGGGCGCTATTGTTCCGGTAGCTATCTGTCCGAATATTCCATCGTGTGTATAATTGATCGCGGTTGCTATGGAAACATCGGCGGTTGCCGTTGCGAGAGCGCCCGAATTGAAACACATATTTTCGGAATTGAACTGACCATCGAACAGATTGAGAACTAAGTCCTCCTGTAATACGCCGGTCGGTTCAATTCTGAATGTGTTTCCGAGCGACCACGCACGCCCGACTATCGCAAGCACGAACAGGAGCGTCATAACTACTAAGATGTTTTTCTTCATTATTGCCCCTCCTTATGCGTAAACGATTTCGGAAGTGGTTACGAGCATTGAGTTGTAAACCACCGAATTGAAGGTAGGTTTTTTAACGCCGCAGGTTACGCGGATGCAATGGCCTATGTTTTCCTCGTAATCGTCCGGTTCGGAAGTCATGTTCGGTTTTTCGCCCCACGCCCATACGAGCGACTGTGCGCCGAGAAGTATGTTGTCTGCGTAGTTTACGCCGCCGGTCGTGATACCGGTTTTTACGCGTTCGTGTGATTCAACCGCTACTCCGTGAACAATGTATTTTGAACCCTGAAAGAGCGGATTTTCCTGTATCGTGCGAGGAGCCGCGCTTAAAAGGAACTGCTGCATTGTCGGGTTGAGCGCAAGTTTGTCGAGCGCACCAGGAGAAACGAGCAGTTTGAAATATTTTCCGCCGTCAACTTTTAAAGGCTGGATCGGGTTGAAAGCGCGATAGTTACCGAGTTGCGCTATCGTCTGGATTTTCTTTAAAAGTGTAGGTGAGAGTTCGTCCTCAACTGCGAGGTCGGCCAATGACGTAGCGTCGCCGCCGTAGAACTGATTTGTGTGTGAACTGTAAAGTTCGTTGAAGCAAAGGTCGTCAAGGTGTTCCGTCATCCATTCGCGGAGAGCGTCCTGCGATTCTGTATTCATCGAGAAGTTATCGCGCTGTTCGGAGATTCCCATTTCAACGGAAACGGCCTGTCTGTAACGGGCGAGAACTACGTCGCACATGAATTTTTCGATTGCCTGTTCGCGGCCTTTTGCCCTCTGGCCTTCTGTGATTGCGGGAGCTTTCAGTTTCATTCTGATTCCAAAAGAGATTGTATCGCCTTTTTTCTTTTCGAGGTCGGATTTGACATTAACGATTGATTCGTTTGTCGAACCCATATATTTACCGAAGTAAGAGTCTATAATCGCTTCTTTCTGTAAGCGAGTTAAAATAACTCTTGGAACTGCCTGGTTATCGCCCGTGGCCTGTCTGTATTTACCGATGTTACTCATTACTCATCATCCCCTTTTCTTTAATTCCTTTTCAAGTTTCTTTAGTTCTGCCGGCGACATAGCGTCAAGTTCTGCGTCGCTATATTCACGGATGCCGGTTGTCGCCGCCGATGCGGTTTTGGAAAGTATCGATTGGCCTTTTGCCGCGTCGGATATTTTTTCTGGTATGCCCTTTAATTTTGCAATTTGAGCTTCGTATTCAGCCATCTTTCTAGCCGCTTTTGCCCTCTGATTGTAGTTGAAAATGATGTCTTGCGGCACTCTGTCAATGTTTTTTGCGATATGCAGTATCTGTTCATCGGTAAGGCCGTCCTCGTCCTTCATTATCCTGGAAATCATTTCCGCGTTGGCTTCAAGGTCGGGGGCGATTGTTTTAAGCACTCGCGAGCGTTCGATCATTTCTGAACGGCGTTTTTCCTCGACGGCTTGTTCTTCGCCTTTTACCACCGCTAAAGCCTTGCGTGGACTTTCAAGCATGAGGGCGGTCAATTCATCGTCCGACATTGACGGTTCCGGTTCTGGAGTTGCCTTTTGATTCAACTTTGCTTCCAGTTCCGCTATGCGCTGACGGACTTCTCTGACTTCCTGTGATTGCCTTCCGATCATTGACTGCGACGCTTTCCATTCTTTCTCGTAGTCAATCTTTGGCTTTTCTTCGACTTTGGGATTCTCCACTTCCGAGGCTTCTTTTTCGCCGTTCTCCGCTTGCGGTTCGGCTTTCAATTTGCGTTCAATCTCTTTAAGTTCTTCAATCGATTTATCGTCGTAGTTGTCAGATTCTGGTTCTTTTTCAACAACAACTTTCTCCGGTTCGCTTGTTTGAACTTCGGGAGTTTGAACTACCTCTGTTGCGGTTTCCTGTCCATCGATGTTTAACTGTTCGGGCATGGGTTTGCTCCTTAAATTTGGGACGGCTCTTCGCCGCTATCCCTTTATTTGGGTATTAATTCTTTAATCTAAATTCAATGTTTGTCGATGCTTTGATTGTGCTTGCGGTCGCTAACGCTTCCACAACAACATCGGATTTCGCGGGAATGTTTATGAAATATCCGAATGTTTTAGCACTATATCCGACCGCCGTATTCGTGTAATCAACGATTGTCCACGGGCCGGTTCCAACTCTTGTCTTAATCCGGAACGCGCCGGCGGCTGATGCGCTATTAAAAATGCTTTTCATAATTCCGCGCTTCTTGCGTGGCGTAGTGAATACTGCTATCTTCGACGACCCTGCTCCGAATTGTATCATGCTATAAACAAGCGTTGCCGTGTCTGGCACTCCGGCGGTCGTCGCCGAAAGATGGCAGTATATATCTCCGACATTTGTTCCGAATGTTCCCACCGAAGCAACTGTCATTTTATTAACTCTTAAAAAATATTTAACCGTTACAGCACTTGTCTGACCCGCCATTGTAACCGTTTCGCTTATTGCGTCGTAGTTTTCGTCAAGTCCTTCAAGTAATATCGAAACCGCTCCGGTGCCGCCCGCCGCGTCCTCTATCCTTGAACTTGATATTTCAAGCGTTGACGCGGTTGTGAGAAAATTAGTAACGGCAGAAAGATCGCCGACCGTTTCAAACGAGGTTGCGACGGTATCGTTGTTCCCCGTGATATAGGTCAATTCGTTCACATTTACGCCGTCATCTTCGACCGCAAACGCTACCACCGGCATTAAAAACGCCACCATCAACGCGATTAAAAAAAGTCTTTTCATTACATTCCTCCCTCGTTTAATTTAGCTTCTTGTTTCATTTTTTCTAACTGTAATTTGTATTCGCCGGCGGTCTGTGTTTTCTGCTGTTCGGAGTTCTGGTCTTGCTGTTTCTGTTGCATCGCTTGTTGCATCTGTTGCTGTATCAACTCCATGGCTTCTTTTCTATCCTCGTCGGTCAAGTCCATGTATTTAAAGATAAGCTGCGGCGGTATGGTGCCAGGTGCGGTCGAACTCATTTTCAGTAACTGTTCGAGGTTCGCCATTCTGCGGCTTACATTCATTGAGGTTTCCGAGATTAAAATATCGTATTTGGTAAAGTCAACATTTTCAAGATACTGTTCAATCTTGGCTTTGTCAAAACGCTCCCCGCCTATCTTCATCGGTTGGCGCTGGTCGTAGTTATTCAACATACGCGCTATGCGTTCTTTTCCGAAAACATTCTGAAACACCATGAGAAGCCATTTGCCTATGCGCCTTTTTGTCATCGAAAGATTGTCGAACAGAAACTCATTACCGAGGACGGCGGCTTTCCTACGCTGATCTTCTTGATAACCGGATTGAGCGTTTGTCTTACCGCCCATGAGTTCGGCGTTGACATTCATCATTATATCCATGATTTGAAGCGTTAAGCGCATGGCGTTTTCAAGTTCGGCGGGATATTTAACGCCCTGTTCGCGGGAAGGTTTGTCGGTCGCGTCGTCGTTTAATATCGAAATATGCCCTGGCTTGCTTGCATTCCTTATAAACTTCTGCATTTCCTTCGGGTCTTTGAACATATTCTCTTTGATGTACCAAATATAATTATTCATCTTGTTGAGAATATCCGCAGAACTTGACATATACTTGTTGTTGAGGTCTGCGAGTGATTTGCAGTTACGGACTTTACCGGACCATTGGTCACGCGATTTCGTGGCATAAACAGGCCATAATGAAAACTCGTTTATGTCGCTTCCGTCTTTCCACTTCGGGCATTCATCTTCAAGCAATATGTCGCCGGCGACCTTTATCATGCGAACCTTGCGCTTGGAGGCCGTCATAATTTTAACACCTTCGATTGTTTTTAAGTCTTCCATTATGCTGTTTGGCATACCCGTGATATTGGCGGTGTTGTCGGGATTATTCACATCGACAAAAATATATTTCGGCTCGTATTCATACTTCTGCAACTCAACAATGGTAATAGTTTTGTTAAGTTTATTTATGACGCTCTTATCCCAAACAAGATACGAAACGGAAGGATCGTCAACATCGGCTCTTGTCGAAAGTGTGTTTGTCGGGTTGCTTGCGTTGTGCATCATTTCTTCGATTTTTTCTTTAAGATGCGGGTACATAGCCACAACTTTTTCTTTTGAGAATATCTCGTCTATCGTGAAGAACTCCATGTCAGAGCCGTCTATCTCAAAGTGCGGGCCGGTGTTTACCTTCAACCAATCGACGAACTTTATCTTCGGGAAGCCCTTGTCGTCCATCTCGTAGTCTATGCTACCATAAAGAAAACCACGACCGACAGTAGATTGCTGCCAGAATGTGCGGCTTTCCTCTTGATGATAATTTATTCTTTCGCAGGTAATTTTTGCGAGTTCATTTGAGATGTCGCCGCCGATCTGGTCGCCTTCTTCGACGGGATAAAATTTAAAGTCTGTCCGGTTCGCCCTCTGATAGCCGCTCAAAACTTCAAGTTTTGGAACAATAGTATTAACGGTTATCGCCGGCCTATCCGTCGCAGTCATTTCGGCTTTTGCTTCTGCCTTCCATTGATCGTCCGTCAAATATTTTTCATCGTCAATGGCCTTAGTTCGGCTCGTCAAATCAAAGTCCTGCGCCTGTCTTCGGAGTTGGAAAACTTCTTCTATAATTTCTTTATCTTCTTCCTCTTTGGATTTCGTCTTTTCTTCTTCGGGAATTTCAAACGGAATAAGTTCGTGCGTATGCCCATCGGGTCCAGGCATAACCGCTAACTTCGGAGGCTGTGGCTTCATCTGCATTTGAGGTATCTGCATCATCATGCCGTCCATACCCATCTGCGTTAAGGGCGGGCCGGGTATCATTAACGGCTCCTGTTCAACCATTTCAACATCGTGCTGATGCCCACTATTTTTCGTGGTTTTGCCGTGCTGCTCATCGATCATATACGCCGTATGATCGTGCTTTTTGTTTATAGGAAACTTGTTCGGCGCGAGTGTTAAAAATTTGAGTGCCATTTCCTCTCCTTACGCAGCCATCCAGCCGCCCGATTTTGTTTTCGTTTCGTCGTCGTAGTCGTCTATCTTTTCTCTTACTTCCAATAATTTCGCCCAATCAAACCCGTTTACGAAACCCGCCACCAATGCGTCTGCCTTGTTCGGGCTTTTCTTAAGAAGTTTACGCATCTTCTGTTTGTCCTCGACCTGTTTAACCATTCCCTTTTCATCGAGCCATTTAGCGGCGTTTAACTCGGCAAGGAGTTCTGGGTCGTTCGGTATATCCATCAGGCCGTCTTCGAACGCTTCAGCGGTCTTGAACCACAGATAAGCACGCATATCATAGAACCGGACGCCGCCTTTTTCAACCAACTCAACCTTATTGCGCTCGTAAATACCCTTCGTTTTTGGAAAGTATTTCGCGAGGTACATATAAACATCCGCGCCTACCGAGTTTCTAAGGACTACGCATCTATCCGCTTCGTGAGTTATCAAACTTTCAAGGCACTTCTCGCCGGTCGTTTCCTTTCCGACTATGCCTTTAAACGCTTCGATGTCAACGATCTTGCCTTTACGCCGATAAACATTTGCCGTTTCATCTTCGCCGCCGCCGCCTGGATCCGTGGACATAAGAAGCGGATATGTTTTATCTTCCGGAAAATTATTGTCAACGGCCCGCATCAGCCAATCCCATTTAATAATACTGCCGGCGGTCGCGGAAGGGAAGTTTCCTTTAACATAAATCTGGTAATAATTTGAATCGGTTCCCTTTTGCTTCTTTTTTTCAATGGACTCCCGCGAAACCATCGGGCTTTCTTCCGCGTTCTGCGTGAAGCAAAACCAATTTTTTCTTTCTTCCTCGTCCTTGTGAGTGCGAGCTGCGAAACCCGTATTCCTTGTCGGGTTAAATCCCAAAAGGCATATATTCATTGGCCTTGTCAAGGTGGTTTCAAGGGCCGTGAATACCGGTTCTCTTACGCCGTCGGCTTCCGTGGCAATGATTATCATAAAATCTTCGTGCAATCCGTCAAGAGTTTTGGCGGCATCCGCGTCGTTTGCTTGGGCCGGCGCAACCTTCGGAGCCATGAACGAACCTACCTTGCCATCTTTCTTCTTCGTGTAAATAAGTTCTTTCTGGACGGTTATCTTATCGCGGCACTTGCATAAATACTGACCGAGGGAATCCTTCTTGTCGAGCCATTTGTTCATTTCAGGCCAAACGATGTCGCGGGTTATCTGGTCCATACCTGGCGCGGTATAGTAAATTTTCATATTCGTGTGGCCCCAACAATCCAACGCCCATATACAGACCCACGCTTCTTCCGCATTCTTGCCCGTTCCCTTGCCGGCCTTGACAGACACACCCATCTTTTTAGCTGCGGCTGTTTCTTCCTCGGAAAGTTCATAGCCGTTCCATTTATAATATTTTGAACGCCATAGTAAACTTACCGCGTCGAGATATTCTTTCTGCTGAACGGTAACGCGCGGTGGCTTGTTGTCGGCGTAATCCTCGCGGTTGAACGAAACCTCTTGAACGCCAAGTATATCCACGACCCACCGGTATATGTCAAACATCCAGATCAAATACGCTTCCGCTATCGCCGTGTTCTCGTCTGCTATTTTTTGTAGGTTTTCGGCTCGTCGCTTAAACGCCATTTTCGCCTCGATGTTTCAAAAAAGATACATTTTTAATTTAATCTTAACATACTTTTTCTTGATTTCTGTATGATAATATGTTACAATTAATTAACACATTGAAAGGAGTGATGTATGGTAAACAAATGCTTTAAAGTAATTCAAGCCTATGTCAAAGACCAAGAAATACTTTCGGAGGTGGCGGAGGAAAGGGGTTTTAAGATTTGTGTTATGTTTCACAAAATTATGAAAAAAAACTATCCT